AAGTTGTACAAGCGTGGTAAAGGGTACAAGCGATAGCGCCTCTCCAAGCGTAGCATTGCTTAGATATTGATTTGCCATAGCAGTAATCGCTTCATCCCTAGAGGGAGCCTCTGTTTTGTTTTCGTCTGTCATATATTGATAATATAACTAATCGCGGCTAATTCAACTTTCGTCTGAATAATTTCCCATATAATCCCATTCTTTAGTTTTGTAATTATATATTAGGTTATAACCATTCTTTTGTAGAAGATAAAGCCAACCGTATTTTTTCGTATATATATGATATTTGTATTGGGGAATAATATAACTCCATCCTAGATACTTTATCCATAACCACTGAGAAACAAGAAACTTAGATTGATAATCGTTTATATAGCATTTTCCATAAGGTTCTATATTCATCCATTTTTGCGGCGTACTAATTTTGGGCCTTGTCCATTTCCAACACCTGTTAAAGTGCTGCGGTATAGGAATAGGATCTATCGACGATTTTCTTGATTTACAATAAGGACATGAGCATAACAGGTCTTTTGCTTGAATAATGGGCGGAGCCTCTCTGATTGGCACAGAGGGCATTACAAGCATTATACTGGTTAATATTATATTGATTTATATATAGGAGACTCTTCTTGTGGTTTATTATATCTTGGAGTCACAAACTTTTCTATATATTGAAATTGTGTTTCGATCAATTTGTCCATTTGGATGATAACCTCATCTTTTTTTCTTATTTCTTCTCTTTGCATTGCAATAAGCTCATTTTGCTCCCACAAAAACCATCCCATGTAGAATAGCAAAAGAAGTATGCTTACTATTGTCAATCTGTCATTCATATATAAACTTACACAATAAAAAAGCCCGCCGAAGCGGGCTAAGTATCTCTCGATAGTTAAAACCTTATTTAACTCTCAATACTTTAAGTATCCATTCGATAGGCATACGGACTAGATCCACTGCCAACTCGATGATTTCTTTGAGTAACTTCATCATGATTTTTTTCCTTTCTTTTTTGGGGTTTCTGCAAAATTTTCATTATAGTGATTTACAACTCTTTCAAGGTCATTATCAAACCTTGCCATTAGAGACTTAAAAGTCTCGAAGGGTATAGGATTTCTTTTGTTGATACAAAACTCCTGATACCATATAGATATTAACTCCGACATCTGCATAGCAATTCCTTTTGTTAAGGGTTTATTATTTCTTTTTGTAGGGCGGAAGCTGCGTTTTAACAAACGTATACCCCTCGCAAATCATTTCTATGATGCGATTTAGTTTTTTTATTTCTTCGTCTGCTTCTCTTAGTTTTTTGGTTAAGTCTAGTATAACGTCAATTTTTTTCTTCATTTCAATCTCCTTTTGTTTATTTTTTAGACACTAATATTTACACATGAATTTTAGTAGTTTTGAATATTTGTTGAATTAAAAAAACTTAGTGTATTATTATATAGGACTATGGCAAATAAAAGAATACGGGAACTGGATACAATAACTATTGGCACTGGAGGAACTGCTGCATCATCGGTTTTTATTCCAGTAGACCCAAATAGCGGAACAACAAGTAAAGTGTCACTAGAGGACGCAGTTGCTGGAACTGCAGCATTGGGTTCTGCCGCAGGAGGTGGATCGGTTGGAATACCTTCAATAGCTCATGCAGCTCCTGCTCGTTACCACAGGCAACCCGTTACTATTAATAATTTATTTGCAACAAGCACCGCTGTTTTTGGAAACATATTTTTCGCGTTCGGTGGAGGAGGAAACCAGAACCCCTTCCACACCGCAACTATATCAAAAACAAAAGGAAATAACTCTGTATTCGTCTCCTGCGAAAGCGCCCATATAAAGGGAAAAGCCTACACAAAGCATAGCGGCAACCCTTCGCAAGGTTTTAAAGATGGATATTTTCATCAACAGCAAGGCAGCGGAAATCACAGGAGGGTCGGAATATCTTTAGTGTTTTACGACAATGGATTTTACGTTGCATCCTCAAGTACCTTTCACTACCAACTCATGTACTGGCCTGGATAATGCCACTACCAAACCGCAGAAAAGACGAAAAGAAGTCCGACTTTATGCGTCGCTGCATCGACTCTTTAGAAAAGAAAGGCGAATTTTCGGACACAAAGCAACGCATTGCCGTTTGCTACAGACAACTCAACAAAAAGAAGAAGACTAATTCCTAAACCCCGTTAGGAGTTGGTCTTTTTTCCTTTTATTCGTTTTATCTCTTCGGGCAATATCTTGAAAACCTTTTCTGGTTTATTATCCATCATTAAATCTGCTGGAGTTTCGCCATTAAGTTTTGCGTTTTCAGTTTTAAGCCAAACCGTGGACTGATAGTTGTTCAGGTTCTTGCTTAATGTTTCTAGTATAGATTTCTTTATCATATAGTCTTGTGTTACATAATATTACACATTTTTTAAAAAAAGTAAAGTAAACCGTGTATTTATATACATGGGACCAGTACTAAATACTATAATTGGAGCGGGTATAAAACTCGGTGCAAATTTGATAAATTTTTGGCTAGAACAGAAGAAGCAAGATCAAATGGCCTTGGCAGCCAGAGACTCTGCAATGCTGAACGCCATGATAGAAAATCAAAAAAAGCAAGCTAAAGATCCGTTTGTAAAAGTAACTAGAAGAATCTTATTCATGAGTATAACTTTTACGATGTGTTTCTTGATGATTTACTATGCGTTAAATCCTCACATAAGTTATAATGTTATAGTCCCCAAAGGGGATTCTGGCAATAGCGGATTTTTTAGTTTTATTTTTGGAGGAGAAGATTGGCATATGGTGCAAATGACTGGAGGCCTTATGCTTATGTCTTTTATGGACTTATGTTTTATGGTCGTGGGATTCTACGCAATACCAAGTAAAAGACGATGAAGGTATTATTTATTACTTTAGTTGTTTTGTTATCTTCTTGTAGACCAAGCACAATTGTTATGCCTAATGATGTGACCAGCCCCAATCCACCACCTGGATCAAAGGCAGAAGTCAACTTTAATCACATAGACCTTAATGACGATGGATCTATATCAGAAGAAGAGGTTGAGAAGTATAATAAAATTAACACCATTCCGCATGATGGGGCCAATGCGTGGGCTGCATTTAAATGGTTCTCTATTCTGGGAGGTCTGGTCATACTATGTTGTTTTGGCCCATGGGTCGGTAAGAAAATCAAGCAACAAGTTGATAGATGGAAATTGGACTAGAGCTTGGTAATGTTTTTGCTGCAATAATCGCCGCTGCCGTTACAATAGGCAGCTTGCGCCTTAAGGCTAAACTTAAAGAAAAAAAGGGGAGGGGTATAGACTATGATCCAGACATGCATAGTAATGTTCTTACCGCCCTAGAGTATATGAGACAAGAAACTGAGGCAGATAGGGTATATATATTGGAATTTCATAATGGAGAGCATTATTTCTCTGGCAGAAGCCAACAAAAATTTAGCTGTACATATGAGGTTGTAAATGAGGGAATCAGCAGGGAGGTCCAAGAGCTACAAAACATAAGAGTATCTAGCATGCATTGTTTGATAAAGGACGTTGTTGTTGGAGAGACTTTTGAGTATCAAGATATGAATGATTCTTGTAATGATTTAAGTTTTAAATCTTTTATGAATACTAGAGGAATAAAAAGTATGTTTGCAAGACCAATAAAAACGTTAAATGGTAAAATTATAGGAGTCGTAGTAATGGACTTTGTTAAGGACCACAGAAAGTGGGGTAAAAACGCAGAAGAGTTTCTTAATAAACAAGCTAAGATAATTAGCGGATATTTAATGTAATTGATTTTTCTTTATAGTTTAATTATAATAAGTTATGGCATTCAAATACTGTAAGTCGTGTGGCTATAAAAATATGTTCACTCTAAATACCCCTAAATTTTGTGGTGGTTGCGGAGAAGCATTTGGGTCATCTATCGCAGCTAAGGCTGCTTTGCCGCGAGCTAAAAAGGGGAGGGTTGTGGTCGACAAGGGGAGAGTTGTTCGGCACGATAAGGAAGATTATGAGGATTTCGATCCAGATGGATTGGATATTTTTAATGTTCCAAATATAGACAAACTATCGTATAGTATTGATATGGATGCGTCCAATAAGATCAATCTAAATGAACTAGTGGACGTAGAACAATTCCAAGAATTTAATGACCAAGAAGAAGAAGCCGCAGCCCCAAAAAAGCGAAAAGCTAAAAGAACAAGAAGAAAGCGTAAGTAACTTTACTTATGAAGACAAGTCTCCTGATATAGATACCGAGATTAAAAAAAGGAGGGGTAAGTGGTTTTTAGATTCATTGGCTTGGTTTGATTTTGAAGATGTTGAGCAGATTATAAGAGCTCATATATACAAGAAGTGGGATCAATGGGATCAAAGGAGGCCATTAAAACCATGGATTAATAAGATTATTACCAATCAAATGAAAAACATTTTGCGTAATAATTATAGCAATTTCGTTAGACCCTGCCTTAGTTGTCCATTTGCAGAGAAAGTCTCAGAGGACAATAAGAGCGTGGATAAGGTAGCTAGTTTATGTGGATTTACTAAAAGCGGACTACAGGACTCTACTTGCCCTCTTTATGCTAAATGGGAGAAGACTAAAAAATCAGCATATGATATTAAGATGGCCCTAACCATAGAAAACCATTCCCATGAAGTTGGATCAATGAGGGATGGTAATTTCAACATAGAGGATGCTCAAGGTAAGCTTAATTTTTATATGGAAAAGCAATTATCCCCAAAACAGTTCACTGTATATAAGTTATTATTTATAGAGAATAAAGACGAAGAAGAAGTCGCTAAAATTATGGGATATAAGACTAGCGAAAAAGGAAGGAAAGCTGGTTATAAGCAGATTAAAAATCTAAAGAAAGTCTTTAAGCAAAAAGCCCAAGAAATCTTAAAAACAGAAGATGTAATATCTGTAAGAGAAAACCCATGGATTTAACAGAAGAACAGAAATCTATTATACTAGATAATAGTGGAATTATATCTGATTTAACTGAGCTCACTAATATGGTGTTCCCTGACCAAGGAGACCTAGACGGAAGAACTAAGGAGGGTCGGGCTGTGAGAGCTTTCTTGCTGGAAAATGAAATAGAATATGAAACAAAGCATATTTACCCGAAAGAAGATATTCCTTTGACCGAAGAGCAGGGAGAGTTTATTGTAAATTCCGCGAAAGATGGCATGGATAGTTTCCAGATAGCAGCTATACTTTTTCCAGACGATCAAGTTAAGAGAGGGGGTAGGGAATTTATGACTGTTCATAATTACCTAGAAGAAACTAGCCCAAGCTCGGTTCATATCTCAGAGGATGTCATAACCAAAAAGTATTCCCCCCCAAGGGCGGTTAGTAAAATTTTAAAAAAGATAAATGACTATTGCTCGAAAGATATTGAGGAGGCAAAATTAAATGTCGTCGAAAGAAAGTCAATTGAGTCTCTGGGCGCGTTTTTATGTTCTCCTAGGTTCGTTCAGGTTATAAGTAATTATGACAGTTCCGAGGATAGGAATTTATTTGAGGCTGAATTCGTTAGAGCGACTTGGGATAAGCCTGATTTAAGTAATGATGAAATTAATCTATACATTAATGTCTGCATGGATTATATACATTTAAAAAATATACAAGGGGCTATAAATAAACTAAACAGAATGTTTGATGATGCAGAGGATCAGCAGGATCTAACCGTAAGGCTTGCAGAACTACTTAAAACCAAGAGCGAAGAATATAATCAATGCGAAAAGCGAATGGAGTCTCTTATCCAGAAACTTCAAGGAGATAGGTCAAAGAGAATATCCAGCAAGCATAGGGAAAATGCGAGCATACTATCTCTCGTTCAGCTGTTTCAGGAGGAAGAGGAAAGGAAGGTCATGGTTATGATGGCTGAGATGCAGAAGAAGGCGGCCAAAAAAGAGGCAGACAATTTAGAATCTATGCCAGAATGGAAGGCTAGAGTTTTAGGAATATCAAAAGGAGATGTAATTTAAAATGGCTAAAGAACCAGCATATACTTACGGCATAGAGATTATTAAAATCGTCGATGGAGATACTATAGATGTATTGATAGATTTAGGCTTTCATATAAAAGTTAAAAAGAGAGTGAGGTTGCAAGGCACCAACGCACCAGAGTCTCGCACCAGAGATCTAGCAGAGAAGAAAAGGGGTCTAGCCGCCAAGGCTAGACTAAGGGAGATGTGTTCAGATGAAGAGTTTGGAGAGGCGAAGTTGGTGCTCAAGTGTCATGGAATAGGAAAGTATGGCAGAGTCTTGGGTGAAATATTTAACCATAACTGCAACCTTAATAGAATGATGGTTAGCGAAGGGTTTGCAACTGAATACCATGGGGGCAAAAGATAATTTTACCTGCAAGGTCTGCTCTCAATCTTTTGAGACAGAAAGATCTCTCCACGCTCATTTCAAAAAACATGGAATGACTATGGCCGAGTATTATACAAAATATTACCCCAGAAATAATCTTTTAACTGGGGAGCCTTTGCCGTTCAAAAATAAAGAACAATACTTTAATGAGGATTTTTCTAATAGAAAGCAGCTCATAAAGTGGTGCGATAAAACTGGCAGAAACGAGGTGAAACCATATATATTAGAGATGCTCAAAAAAAGAATAAACTCTAAGTCTTTGGAGTTTGGGCCCTCTCATCTAGAACTTAAAATATCCTCTCTGCCAACCATAGACATATATAAAAGGCATTTTGGATCTTATAGTAATGCCTGTACTGAGGCAGGAGCTAAACCCATGTTTACTAAGCCTCTCCCAGAGTGCTGGAATTCGGGGCAATATTCAGATACTAAAATATTTATTGATACAAGGGAGCAACAGCCCCTGGAGTTTAAAAACTCAGAATCTTTAAAATTAGAGTTTGGTGATTATGCGGTTGGCGGAGAAGACTATGCCTATACATATGTTGACCGAAAAGGGGAGCAAGATTTCAAGTCTACATTAAGTAAAAATAATTTAGAGAGATTCAGGGAAGAGCTTTCGCGTACTAAGCAATTTGACAGTTACCTGTATATTGTTGTGGAAAGTGATCTAACGCAAATCTATAAAAATAATCGATGGGGCCCTCATAAATCAAATTTAAAATATATCTACCACAACATGAGGGTTCTTGCTCATGAGTTTGCTGGAACTTGTCAGTTCTTGTTTACGGGTAGTAGAGAGAACTCTGAGTTAATTATACCAAAACTTTTAGTCCTAGGGGATAAATTATGGGACGTGGACTTACAATACTATATAGATAAAGATGGCTTGGGACAAGGGTAATCAAATAGACAGGACAGATCCAGAGGATTTTAATAAATATCTTTTGGGCATTGACGGATATGTGGATGAAAGAGAGGCGAAGCTTTTGCTTTATAAGTTTCTCAGGGAAAACATAACCTTTACTACTGATTTAATTTCAGGGGTTAGTTTATTTCCTTTTCAACATATGGCAATTAAGGCTATGTTTGAAACTGATTACTTTATGGGCGTTTGGTCTCGGGGAATGTCAAAATCATTTACCACTGCAATATTTGCATATTTGGACGCTATACTTAATCAGGGTGTAGAAATTGGAATATTGTCTAAATCATTTAGGCAAGCAAAAATGATATTTAAAAAGATTGAAGATATTGCCGCGAAACCTGAAGCTGCTTATTTATCACAATGCATCACTCACAAATCAAAAAGCAATGACGAATGGCTTTTGGAGATTGGAAGATCGAGAATTAGAGCGCTGCCACTGGGCGATGGAGAGAAGCTTCGTGGTTTTAGATTTCATAGAATTATCATTGATGAGTTTGCGCTGATGCCAGAGAGAATTTATAATGAGGTTATTATTCCTTTCTTGTCTGTGGTCGAAAATCCAACTCAGAGAGAAGAGCTTTATAATACTGAAAGTTTATTAATTAAACAGGGAAAGATGAAAGAGGAGGATCGATATATTTGGCCAAACAATAAATTGATCGCCCTATCTTCTGCCAGTTATAAGTTCGAGTATATGTATAAGGCTTACGAGCAGTTTGAGGATTTAATACAGGCTGGCAGTAAAAGCAAGGGAGATGCGCATAGGACTATTATGCAATTTAGTTATGACTGTGCCCCAAAACAACTTTATGACAAAAACCTTATCGATCAAGCAAAGTCAACTATGAGCCAATCTCAGTTTGATAGAGAGTTTGGGGCGATATTTACTGACGATAGCTCTGGATACTTTAAAACCTCCAAGATGGCTGCATGTACATTAAAGGATGGAGATAAGACAACCATAGAGGTCGCTGGAGAAGTTGGAGCAAAATATATAATGTCTTTTGACCCAAGTTGGGCAGAAAGCGAAAGTAGCGATGATTTCGCAATGACAGTCTTTAAGTTGGATGATGAGAATAAAATGGGGACAATGGTTCACGGATATGCATTATCTGGAGCTAATTTAAAGCAACATATATTTTACTTTTATTATTTACTTAAGCATTTTAATATTGTCGCAATATGCGGAGACTATAATGGGGGAGTCCAATTTCTTAATGCTGCCAATGAGAGTAGTCTATTTAAAAAGAATAATTTAAAGATCAACTGCATTAATACTAATTTTGATGATGTTGAAAATTACAAAGATAGACTTAGAGATGGAAAGATGGAATATGATATCGACAATAAAACTATTTGCTATTTGAGGAAACCTACAAGCCAATGGATTAGGCGGGCGAATGAATTACTGCAGGCAAATTTCGATCATAAGAGAATACTATTTGCTTCTCGCGCAATAAATGATTCTTACAACGAACAAAGAAGAAAAAGGATTCCGATTGATAAACTGCAATTCCTTAGGAATTCTTTAGCTATTGATAAGAATACCACAAGTGCAAAGATGATTGATTTCGTTGAACATCAATTCGATATGTTGAATTTAACCAAAACAGAGTGCGCCCTAATACAAATTACTTCGTCTGCATCTGGAACTCAGAGTTTCGATCTCCCATCTAACCTAAAAAGGCAAACTGGTCCAGAGAAAACAAGAAAGGACTCTTATTCATCTTTAGTGCTGGGAAATTGGATGATTAAATTATATTATGACATGATGGAAGTTGAGGAGCAAAAACCTATCGCCTCTTTTACTCCCATGTTTATAAAGTAGGTGTATTCAAAGGTAATGGAGAAACCATATAAATATACCGCAGTATTTGATGACATTGTCTTTGCATCCAACAACTTGGAGTCTGTGAATATTAGTCAGGCATCTCTGGATTCATTAAAGCCACTTATACCAGGAGATATTAATCTGGAAAGAAATATAGATCTGGTTGGAGTTGCATTTAACGCAGCGGTTGTAAATAAATTTAATAGGAACGGCGATGGGATAGATAGTGAGACAGCTGTCAAGATAAAAGATTACTTCGTTCACAAGCCAACAAATATAGAGCACGACAGAGAAAGAATTGTCGGTCATATTGTTTCCGCAGCATTTTCGAAATTCGGATATGACTCTGATATAATGTCCGCAGAGGAAGCCATAACTAATGATGGTCCTTATAATATTGCTCTCGGAGCTGTTGTATATAAAACCGCAAGTAAGGAATTCTCGGATTTACTACTTAAATCAACAGAAGAAGATAGTGACTTTTTTCAGCATGTTTCGGCTAGTTGGGAAGTTGGTTTTAATGAATATGCTATTGCTGTTGGAGGGGAAGATCTTAATGAGTCAAGCGTTATATATGACGAAAAAGAAATTGAAGCTTATACTCCATACTTAAAGTCTTTCGGGGGCAGGGGAAAGCTGCAAGACGGAAGAAGCGTTAACAGGTTGATAATCGGAGACATATATCCTCTCGGGATTGGTTTTACATCAAATCCCGCAGCCGACGTAAAGGGCGTTGTTGTTAAAGACTCTCAACCAAAGGAAAAAACAGAGCCAAAACAACCAATTGATAAAATAATTGTTAAGAGCAAAAAAATTTCCCATTCAAATATTCAAAATGTACTAACAAAGGAACCCACAAATAATTTTACAAATATGGAACAAGAACAAATCATCAATGAACTCCGTGCTGCTTTAGACGAGAAACTTGGAAAGCAAGAAATCTCAGAAGAGGCAGTGGCTAGCATGACTAAAGTTTTTAGTGATGCAATTAAGGAAAAGAGCGAGCAGTATGTAGCGGACCTCAAGACGGCGGAAGCCGAAAGGGAGGAGGCTGTAAAATCTCAAGAATCTCTTCAGGATAAGGTTTCAGAAGTAGAGGAGCAGCTTAAGTCCACAGAGGAAAAGCTAAGCGCCTTGGAAGAAGAAAACGCATCCAGAGAAGCAGAAGTTCGATTCAATAGCAGGATGGAAGCTCTAGACGAGCTTTACCAGCTTGACGAAGAAGACCGCAAGATTTTGGCATCTGAAGTCGCAGATCTCGATGAGGGTGAAGATTCCTTTGCTTCTTACCAAGACAAGCTAGCGCAAGTCTGGAAGCATAAGAATAAGGATCACATCACTCAAGTTGCCGCAGAAATGGAAGAGAAAATCAGCGCTGAAGTTGAAAAACGACTCGCAGATCTTCAGGACTCCAGCGCGAGCGACGACAAAATCGAAGCTCCCGAAGCCCAAGAAGTCACCGAAGAAGCTCTCGACAATGTCGAAGCCGAAGAAGCGGTCGTAACAAACAATAATGCTGAAGTCGCAGAAGACGAAAACTCCTTGAGAGATCGTTTCGCTAAGACCTTTAGAGACTCAGTAAAAATTTCATATTAATTTAGGAGAAAACACACATGGCTAAAAGAATACTACCATACCGAGATTACAGCGAACACGACGTAGTCAACGCGTTCTCATTGGATACTGCTGCCGCTACCCTTAGTGCTTGGGTACCGAACAATAGTTCCAACGGAGATCACGATGCAGGCGTCGTTGTCTGTGTATCAGCGGGATCACTTCCAGGCGATTCCCCAGCGCACCAGAAAGACTCTGGTGATAAGTTGAGAGATTACCTGGGGGCAAGTTTTAGTTCTGCGCATATAGGATACAGTTCCTATCCGTATAACGACATGCTTGTCGTGCCTGCAAGTGGCCAAGCTCCCGCATTGGGTATTACCCTACGGGAATCGTTGGCATTCGATGAAAATGGAGAGAAGATGCTCTATTATCCTCAAAAACTAGACGAAAGTCAAGGAGTGCTTCCTGGACAGAGCGTACCCGTACTTACTCGGGGAACCGTTCTTCTTAGCGAAGACGCTTTCACGAGCTTGCCTGATTTGGGCAACACCCTTGAGTGCGGAGACTTCGGGCAGGCTGGCCAACTTAAGCCTACCACGAGTATTTCCGACAACAGCGTTGGAATGGTTCTTGCCACTGGTAAGAACAGCGATGACTCTGGTAAATCGAAGTTTTTGGTTAAACTTTCATTCGAAGGACAATCATAATTAACCTTGGAGAAAAAATCATAAAATGAAAATCACACTAGAAAGAACTCCCGAACAAGTAGAGCTCGTTAAAGCGATGGCGTCCAAGAACAGGGACGTCTCATACGAGGCCCAAACTGCTCTTGCCGAATTTATCGGCCCAGTTTTGGCAGAAGTTGTAAATGCAGCTCCTACGGTTAGTAATATGTTTAGCTCTCTCCAATTCAATGCTGATGATAACCCCAGCATTCCATTGGACCTCTATCATGATATTACCGATGAGGACTACATTCAGGTTTGGAGTCAATCCGTTCCTGGTGGTCTACCAAGCAACCAAGTTGCACCTTCGCAAAGCGAACTGAAGTTCACGACTTATACGCTCGACAGCGCTTTAAGTTTTGACAAACGTTATGCTTCGCGTTCGCGTCTTGACGTTGTTAGTAAAACCTTCACTCGGATGGCCCAAGAGATCCTCCTCAAGCAGGAGAAGACCTCGGCAACCATGATTATGACCGCGTTGCATAACGCGGCAACCAACAGTCAAAAGCACGTTATTCGTTCTGCTCAGGCAAATCGATTCTTGCTCTCCGACCTCAATAAGTTGATGACACGCGCCAAACGGATTAATACCGCTTGGAATGGTGGCACTCCTGCTGATCGTCGGGGCCGTGGAATCACGGATCTTCTCGTCTCTCCTGAGATTATCGAAGAAATCCGTGGATTGGCATACAACCCAGTCAACACCGTTCATACTGACGGCACTACACCAGATGCTCAAAGCGGTCCAATCTCCGCTACGGACGAAGTTCGTAACAGAGTTTTCGACAGCGCTGGAATGCCTGAATTCTATGGAGTAACCCTCCAGGAATACAACGAAATGGGTGTTGGCAAGGCTTGGAATACAGCATTCGGAGCTGGTGGAAGCGTCTCGTTTGACGACCACTACTCAGTTACCGCATCCGCAACAACCTTCGTTCCAGCGAGCGAAGAAATTCTCGTAGGCATTGACATGTCTCGTGAATCGTTGATCCGTGCAGTAGCTACCGATTCCGAATCTGGAGACGAGTTTACGCTCGTAGCCGATGACCAATTCGTAACTCGCCAATCGAAGATTGGTTACTACGGATCCCTTGAAGAAGGGCGCGTTATTATTGACGACCGAGTCCTCATGGGTCTTATCGTTTAATTTAAACCCCAACTCTCACCTTAAAATCCACCCCAGAAACGGGGTGGATTTTTTGTTGTTTAGATTTAATATATTTTGTGTATTTATATTTATAAGGAAAAAGGAATACTTAATATGGCAAAAAAGAAAACAAAAAACTCACGAGCAGCTTCTGCAAGTCAGAAGCCCAAGGTAAAGACGGCAAAAAAGATTCACAAGACTTCTGAAGACAGTAAGACTGAATTTGAGAGCCTGCAGCAAACAACTGGAAAAAACTATGAAGATCAAGTAGCTAAAGCGAGAGAACTTGAGGATGTTATGGGTATTTATAAAATGAGCCCATTCAAAACCAAAGATCCAAAAGCTTTTGATGAAATGCTATCTGATATGAATCTAACTGATCTTCAGGCTATGGCGGTAAAGGTGGGGATTTTCCCATCTGGAAATAAGACTGTACTAAAAAATAAAATAAAAAGATCATTTAAAGCTAGTCTTACGGGTCAGGGAAGTGTAAACCTTATGGGAAAGCCTTTAGAGCTTGATCCAAACAACCCAACACATAAAGAATTACTTGACTACCTAAGAGACTGATACAATGACTAAGATAGGAGACCTTGCAACAAGCGTATATGACAACGAGTTCGGTTACGAGACTGGCACAGCCAGAGATACCGAAATCTCTTTAGTGTCTGGGTGGATGCTTGGTCACCTTGGTGAATTAAACACATATATATTTACATGTTTTAGCGGCGAAGACCCGAATAATTTCAATCTAGAAGAGCAGGCTATCTTAACTGAGATGTATATTTGCGAATGGTACAGAAAAGAACAAAAAAGTACTTTAAGGGGTGGTGGAGGCTCCACATCTTCAAATGTTGACTGGGAAGTTCTCAGAGAAGGGGATTCGATGATAAAGAAGGCGAGCGTAAAAGATAAGGCTAAAAACTATCAAGAAGCAATTAACGCATCAAGAGATAGATTCAAGGATTTAGTTCATGCATATAATTTATATGGCGCAAAGCCAAGTCAAGTCGTCGGGGATGATGCTCCAATAAAGACAGATTCAGATTTAGACAATTACTACGATTAAGTGTATATATAGTTAAATGAAAGAAGATCCTTCAGAAGAATCCAAAGCAGACCAAGCTTTTATGGGAAGAGTAACTAAGTCTGAGCTATTTCACATCTGGAAAAAAGCAAGAACCATGTACGACATGGTTCAAGAAGATGACCAACTTGAAGGTTGGGTAAAAAACAAAGTTAGAGAGGCTCATGATGCTCTTGACGAGGCAATGAGATACACTGAGTACGATAAGACTTTTCCATCTGAAACAGAAAAGGAAGATGATACAGAGAATAACTATTTATCCAATCAAGATAAAAGGTATCCAACCCCTTCCGCCACTGAAACTGGGGATCAATTTGTAACAAGATGTATACAGGACGCAAATATGAAGCAAAGATACTCTCAACCTGGAGACAGGTTTGCTGCATGCATGATAATTTTTAACGATACAGTTAAGTCAGAAAAACCTCTTTCCCAAAATCCTGGGGAAAAGTTTATAGATCCAATGGCTCCATCGCAGCCAGATATTGAGGATCCAGATAAACCTATGCTTCCGTGATAGAGTGGTAAATCTTACCAGATCTAACAGAAAAGGTAATTTTATCACCCTCTGAGATTTCCTCTCCCAGAATCAATTCAGACAGCTTGTTTTCTACATTTTTTTGTAGTAATCTATGTATTGGTCTTGCTCCAAGCTTCTCTTCTGCGGCTTCCTTCGCCATAAGGCTAATGAATCCTGGTGTGCTATGAAGGAGAATACCTTTTGATTTTAACTTCTCTTGTATTTTTTGCATTTCAAGTTTAATAATCTTTTTAATACTTTTGGAGTCAAATTCTTTAAATAAAATTATCTGATCGAGCCTGTTCAGAAACTCTGGCCTAAAGGTCTTTTTTAGCTCCTTCTTGAGTCTTGATTTATTTTCTTTCTCTCCATCTTGCTTCATAAATCCCATGCTGGATTTCTCCACGACAGAACTTCCAACGTTTCCAGTTAGAATGATAATGGCATTATTAAAATTGACTCGCCTGCCAAAGTTATCTGTTAGCGATCCCTCTTCCAGTATTTGCAACAACATATTCAAGACATCTGGGTGAGCTTTTTCGATTTCATCAAATAGAACGACACTATATGGGTTTTTCCTTATCTTTTCGGTCAGTATGCCACCTTCCTCGTACCCTACATAGCCTGGAGAGGATCCAATCATTTTATTGGATGATACTTTTTCTGAGTATTCGCTCATATCAAGTTGAATGATTTTATCTCTTCCTCCAAAAACTGATTCCGCTATAATTTTAGATGTATAGGTTTTTCCTGTGCCTGTTTGTCCCAAAAGAAGGAAACTTCCTATAGGCTTATTATTATCTTGCAGTCCAGACTTAGATCTAAGTATAGAGTTTGATATTTCCTCTAAAGCTTCATCCTGGCCGATAATATGTTTTTTTAAGTTCGACTTAAGGCTAAGAAGCCTCTTTGACTCGCTCTTCGACAACTCCTTTAATGGAACTCCAGTTCTTGATGAAATGACCTCATATATATCATTGGGAGTTACCGATATCTTTCTCTTGAGGGTTCTCTTCGCCCAAGAGTTAAGTATTGAGTCGTATTCAATCAACAAATCTTCTTGGGTTTCCTTGATGAATGTCTTTTCATCTGTTCCAAAAGCTTGTGCCTCTTGTACCGCAAGTTCTTCTAGCCTTCTTTCTATAATTTTGGCGGTCTCTGGCCGTTGGATCTTTTTTATTTTTACCTTAGAGCCAGCCTGATCCATTATATCTATAGCCTTATCTGGAAAGTGTCTATTCTGAAGATATTTGCTAGACAGCTCTATTATGAGATTTAAAATTTTATTATCGTAAGATATTCCATGGAAGTCTTCGTATTTGTTTCTGATTCCTTTTAAAATCTCAAGAGTTTCTTCTGCGCTGGGCTCTATCGCCTTAACCGCTTGAAATCTTCTGTCTAATGCCCCGTCCTTTAAGATACTCTTTTTATATTCTTCTTGTGTCGTTGCGCCTATGCATTTAATTTCACCTCTCGCCAGCAATGGCTTGAGCATATTTGCTGCGTCCATACTCCCTTCGGCAGCTCCTGCACCTATAAGCGTATGTATTTCATCAATAAACAAAACTATGTTTTGGCTCTTCCTCGCTTCATCTATAACCTTCTTTAGTCGATCCTCAAACTGCCCTCTATATTTTGTGCCTGCAATAAGAGACCCTAGGTCTAGCGAGTATATTACTTTATTTATTAGGAAATCTGGAGCTTCTGCAGAAACTATTCTTTGCGCCAGCCCTTCAACTATAGCAGTCTTGCCCACCCCAGGCTCCCCCAAAAGTATTGGGATGTTTTTTGTTCTCCTGCACAGGATCTCGCAGACGGATGATATTTCTGAGTCTTTTCCGATGATAGAATCAAACTTCCCCTCTAGGGCTAAAATATTATAATTTACAGCAAATTTATCTAAGCTTGATGTGGAATGGCCCTCGCGCTTTGGTAGGGTCGGTGGTTGCGGTTGTCTGCTTGAGTAGTCAGATGAGCCAAGCCTTGTAAAATGAAGATAATTCCTCACCTCATCAATAATATCCTCGTCAGAAAGCCCAAGGGATGTAAAATACTGAGTGGCAGGGGATGGCTTATATTTGAGTAGCGCAAGAAGCATGTGCTCCAGGCCAACATATTCGTGACCCAGTTTTTCACTAACCGAAGCCGAAACTTTTAATACCAAATGAAAGTGTTCGTCATATTCAATGCTTGATTTAGTCTTCGAGCTTCTCTCTCCAGCAAGATTTGATTCTATTTCGGTTTTAATTATTTCTACATCAACCCCCAATAAATAAAGTATCTCATGCACTATTCCTGCGCTTAATTTAAGCATTCCATAGAATAAATGCTCCAGCGTGATAATCGGAGAATTATGTTTTTCGGCAATTTTTTTAGCTTGACTGATCGCCTGTTGAGCCCTTGGCGTAAAGTTGGGCTTTTGTTTCATTGACATTATTTACACTCCTATCTGATTTCAGACAGCTTCATATATATTTTTTCATCCATAATTTTTAAATTTCTCAAAAAAAGAATGTCTTCTCCCTTTGATCCATATAGTATTACTATATTATTTTTCTTTGGTACTTGGTTTCCTCCATCTATGTATTTATCGTAATTTTGACCCCTTCTACTATTCAGTAGCATGGCGTCATATCTGCCAACCTCATCAGCGATAGTTAGCTTAATGTATTTATTTCCGTTCCTGCTGGTTCGCTTGAACGCATCTTCTACCACACCTATAAATCTGGCAGAATCGTTTTCAAACATGGACTCATAATGAATAGAGTCATTAAGGGCTTCTGTTTGATCTGGAAAGACTTCATTCAGTCTCGTGCTATGAGAATACCCAAGAAGCTGAGTCTCAAAATACCAATTTGCAAATTTTTCGTATCTTTTATTTCTATCATATATGGCTTTATATGGATCATACTTCTTTTTAAATGTTTTAAATCTAGATTCCTTCATCAACGGTTTTCCGTCATCTCCAACCAGCTCTCCTTTTTTTGCATCAGCTATAGCATTTAGAAGTTTATATTCATATTTTTCGCCCAAGGTAATAAAATTTCTCTTTTCTCTTTCGGTCAACAGGTTAAATGCCTGAGCCTCCAGAACCATAAGGGATCGATTATCTCCCTTACTGCTTAACGCTCCAGCCTGAATAAGGGAAGAAAGTACTCCTATATTCAAGCCAGCCTGCTTTGCAGAAAGGAATATATCATATTTTGTTGGAGTTTCCGAGTCCCTGAAATCCCTAAGAGATTGAAGTGATTTTTCACTAACCCCCTTTATGCTGTTTAAGCCAAACCTTATATCCTCCCCCTCGATAGAAAAAGTCATTTTCGACTTCGCCAAATCTGGAGACAAAAGCTTAATGTTAAATCTAGGAAGCTCTTGACAGATCCTTGATATCTCTTCTTGTGGTGATGGCTCGTATTGAGTCATCTTAAGTAGTGATACAAAAAATTGTTGTGGATGGTTGAATTTTAGGTAAGTTGTCCATGCGGATAATGTAGCGTAAGCAACTGCGTGAGATTTGTTGAATGAGTAGTTTGCACTATCCTCTGCAACGCTCCAGAGAACTTCGCCTATTTCTGGATCTAGATTATTTGATGAAATTTTTTCTTCGATCTTTTGCTTCCATACTGGCATTTGATCAACCTTTTTCTTTCCTACAATCCTCCTAAGCTGTTCAGATTCATCAAGGGTAAATCCAACTTTTACTGCCATCTGCATAAGTTGCTCTTGATAAAGCGGAATCCCGCCAGTATAACTAAGCACTTCGTCATAAAATTCATGAACGCTTTGAGATTCTCCAGTTTCTGAATATTTCGCATAGGAATCAAGGAAATCTAGCGCCCCAGGCCTTCCAATTGCCACTGCCGCACTCAACTCCTCCAAGTTCTTTGGTTTAATTTTCTTACAAACCTTGTAGTTGGTATCAGATTCTAACTGAAAAAGACCGTGAGGGCATTGTAGGGAGCTCAATGGCTCATATACGAAATCTTCATTAAGATCAACGTTGTATATATCTATATCTAGTGTTTTACATACATCATATATAACGCTCAAAGTCCTGAGTCCCAGAATATCGAACTTAACCATTAGTTCTGCGACCCAATTCATGTCGTAACCAGTAACTAAAGCTCCATCGTTTGTTTTTTGAATGGGGCATATATCCGTTAATGTGTCATGAGAGATAGCGATGCCACTAGGGTGAACTCCTGTATTTTTATTTAAACCCTGAAGTTTCAGAGCGATATTAAAAGTTTCTGGATTGTTGGCTGCCCACTCCGAGAATTTTTCGCTTTCTGATAGCGCATCAACCAGAGGGACAACGACGCCGAATCTTTTTGGGATCATGTCGCTGACCTCATTAACCTCTTGTTCGGTTAAGCCTCCAACAATTTTACCACACTCCTTGATGCATAGTTTGCCGCTTAACGTATTAAGCGTTAAAATCTTTGCCGTTCTGCCTGGATGCTTTCTTTCGATGTACTCTATAACCTCGACCCTTCTTTCGTAGGCTATATCATTATCAACATCTGCAAGGAGGCTTCCATCTAGATAGGTTATCCCATCCTTTATTGTCTTTTTCGCCCTACTCTTAGAAACAAACCTTTCGAAGAAAAGATCATACTTTACTGGATCTACATTGGTTACTCCAACCAAGTATAGAACTAGCGACCCCGCTGCGGAACCGCGACCTGGACCAGTCGGAATATCATTCTCATGGCAATAATTGAGAATATCCCAATTAAGCAGAATATAATCGATAAAGCCCAGATCGAGAAGAATATCAAGTTCTGACTTAGTTCTTTTATAATAATCATCTTTATTATGTAGTTTGTCGATCCCCCTGTCTTTTACACCCTTGTGGCACAGAGCTCTGAGGAAATCATAATTAGAGGTATCGCTCGACACCCCCAAGGACTTATAATACTTCTCCTCAATCTGAATTTTCGGAAGTCTAACTCCTGCAGGAACGCAGTCGTCATAGTTTTCAAAATCTTGTAAAAAATCACTCATAGTTCTATATCCCATATCATTTTTTTAAATACTTCATAATTAATACTAATGTCGTAAAGGGCGTCATGTAGCTTAGATTGGTCAAATGGCACATCATAATCCTTGCAGCATTGTTGTAGGCTGCATTTTAATCCCCTCTGTACTAGATTGCTTAACCTGTACTGCCAAGCTAGAAAGTTGTCTCCCTTGTTGATTTTAATTTCCTTCTTTACTGCTTTTGCAACGCATAATGTATCTACAAGCTTAAAAAGATAAGAGTGGTCTGTTTTGCCTTTTACTCTATCACCTAGCAACTTCCTGTGGAGATTATGCATATATACGTCAAAGCCAAGTAGGTTGTGACCAATCTTAATATAATCATCGTTGTATAGATAATCCTCAAAATGATCTAGAGCTTCTTTTGGGTCGGATGCCCTTTTANTATATTTTGAGTAAGAAAATCCCGTTATCTTGGCAGCCTCTGGGGAAACATTTAGGTCGTCCCACCTAAGCCAATAATCTTTTTGCTCTATTACTCTGTCTCCCTCCATCGCCGTAAAGGCGAGTTGCCAAGGCTTGTTGTCTCCTGCGATCAAATTTAAGTTGCAGGTTTCGTAATCAAAAATTAAGTATTTTTGTTTTTTTCGGAATCTTAGTAGTTTTTCTTTCATAAATTAGTTTTGCTCCTTCCAACTCTCAAAGCTGAACTCACTACTTCCGAAGTGATCAAGGTTTGGCTTTGCTAGCGTTTTATTTCCAAAGCTTCTTCCGCATATGCATTTGTAAGTCTGGAGAGCAGATACGTCTTTTCTGTCTTTATAATAAATACTTTTCGCCATTTCTGTTTTGCATTTCATTTTCTGGGCATAAGATTCTACCTTGGAGCGTATTAGCTTATCAAATGGCAATGCGTTATCTTCAATGAAGAAAGTTGGCTTTGTAAAGGATAGGTCTGGAGTGCAGTTTGCAAAACTCATTGTATTATTATATATAAACGAGTCATAAAATGGTATCGCCAACTTGAGGCTGCTGTCATCCCAGAGCTCTTTTAGTAGTTTTGCGTCTGTGGAATTATGCATCTCAGTAAAAGACTTGCTGTAAATTTGATTTAAAATCTTGCAACCTTTATTATTTTTTGAGAAAATTATAATTTTATGCCTAGAGCTCTGCTCTTCTTCCTTGGGATTTATTGTCGCATCTTCGCACATATCAATGCGTAAACCAAACACCATCTGAACCTTATGAGATTCTGAGACTTTTTTTGCCTGAAGAAATCCACTTAAAGAGTCTTCAACTAAAACAACCTTATCTAGATTGTTTTCCTTTGCGATTGTAAAAATGCTATCTGCGCCCCCTTCTTTGTGTGTAATTTCATTATCGAGGGTAAGTATACTCTTGCCTATAGAAAAATGTGATTTGAATAATGCTAACATGGAAATAATAATACCAGAAAATTCCATAATTGTCAAGAGATAAATTTTATTCACATGGTTTTATTTTTATTGACATTCCACCCCTAAAATGATAGAATTTATATCACATTATGAATATTAAAGTAAAGAAAAGAAATGGTCGTCTTCAAGATTTCCTTGTCGAAAAGATTAACGTAAGCGCCGAAAGAGCGTGTGAGGGCATAGAGGATATATCTGCCAGTGAGATAGTGCTAGACGCTCAGCTACAATTGTTTGATAAAATCACCACGCAAGAAATTGATAAAGCATTAATTTTTTCGGCTAGAGAAAAAATAGAAAAAGAGCCAAATTACAGTTTTGTTGCTGCGAGACTGCTTTTAAACACTCTATATAAAGAGGTTTTTAGGGAGGGCGTGGATTCAGACACCTTCAGCCTTCAGTACAGAAAGACCTTTATAGAGAATCTAAAAAAATTAGTAAGAGTTGGAAGGTTAGACGAAAGAATGTTGAGCTTTGATCTTCAAAAGATATCTAAGGCTCTTAATATAGAGCGAGATAAAAAATTTAAGTATCTTGGTATTCAGATTCTTCACGACAGATACTTTATCCGTGAGGATGATAAGATTATGGAAGCGCCTCAGAGTTTTTGGATGAGGGTTGCAATGGGACTCGCTCTAAACGAGGAAAACAAGGAAGAGTGGGCAATTAAGTTTTATAATATGTTTAGCGAGATGAGGTATACATCTTCTACCCCAACCCTATTTAACAGCGGAACATCTCATTCTCAGTTAAGCTCGTGCTACCTGAATACCTTTGATGACTCGATTGATGGGATTTTTGACGGAGCTTGGCAGGAGGCAAGGAAGTCTAAGTTCGCTGGGGGCTTGGGTCTAGATGTTACTCCTTTTAGATCTACGGGTTCATACATACAAGGCACTAATGGAATTTCAAGTGGATTAATCCCTTGGTTGAAAATTTTCAACGATCTTCTTATTGCTGTAAACCAAGGAGGAAAGCGGCCTGGGGCTGGGTGCGCATATTTAGAGCCTTGGCATCTGGATTTCGAGGCGTTTCTAAATCTTAGAAGAAATACTGGAGACGATAGATTGAGGTGTCATGATATGAATACAGCTTCATGGATTCCAGATATTTTTATGCGTAAAGTTAAGGAAGACGCAGACTGGTATATGTTTGATCCGCACGAATGCAAAGAGCTTCATGATTTATTTGGAAAGAAGTTTGATGAGAAATATCAGGAGTATATTGATCTGGCGGAACAAGGTAAATTGAAAAGCTTTGAAAAAACCTCAGCTAAGGAAATGTGGAAAAAAATGCTAAAGGTTCTTTTTGAGACCTCTCATCCATGGAATACATTTAAGGATCCATGCAATATAAGATATACGAATCAACACGAGGGGGTTGTTCATAGCTCCAATCTTTGCACTGAAATTACCCTGCATACCAAGGCATCTGAATACAGGGAGGGAAAGAAGATTCAGCATGGGGAAACCGCTGTTTGCAATCTTGGTTCCGTTAATTTAACTAATCATATAAAGGGAGACGGGCTGGATTATGATAAATTACAGGAAACTATTCACGTAGCAATTAGGATGCTTGATAATGTTATTGATTTAAATTTTTATCCCACAGAGGAGGCTCGCCAATCTAATATGAAGCATCGACCTATTGGTTTGGGTATGATGGGTCTTCATGATGTACTTCACCAGTTCGATATTCAATTTGATGGCGATGAAGCGGTAGACTTTAATGATGGCCTGTTTGAGTTTTATAGCTATCATGCAATACTGGCAAGCTCTAAATTAGCTAAAGATAGGGGGCGATATAATTCATACGAAGGCTCTCTTTGGTCTCAGGGAGTTCTTCCCATAGATTCATATAAAAATCTTATGGAATATAAGGGTAAAAAGGCTCCTAATAAGGTTGCTAATAGTTCTGTTTTTATGGGAGGAGACTGGAAGAAACTGAGGGCAGAAGTTCTAGAAAATGGAATGAGAAACTCAAATGTTATGGCTATAGCTCCCACAGCCACAATTGGCTACATTAATGGAATTGAGCAAAGTATAGAGCCAAATTTTTCAGTTCTTTTTGTCTATGAATGCAAGAGTGGTAATTTCTACATCACTAATCCGCATTTTGTTAATGACATGAAGAAGGCGGGATTGTGGTCTGCAGAGCTTGCGGCTATGGTTAAAAGCGTCGACGGTGATCTATCTCTATTGAATGGAGATATTCCAGATTATATCAAATCTAAATATATGACTGCTTTTGATAGAGATATGTTTAAGCTGATTGAGTGCAATGCTGTTCGTCAGAAGTGGATGGATCAGTCGGTTAGTTTTAATTTATATAACAAGGGCACGTCCCTTAAGTACTTAAATGATATCTATATGGCTTGTTGGGAGGCTGGACTAAAGACTACTTATTATTTAAGAAATAGAGCTGCAACAAAGATTGAAAAATCTACCTCAGAAGGAGATCAAAAGGAAGAGCCTTCGGCATGCAGCATTGAGGCGATGCAAAGAGGCGAGGAATGTGAGAGTTGCCAGTAGTGAATAAAGACAAGCATTTAAGGGCATTTAATGAATTAAGAAGAAGGCTTTGGTTGATGGAAAGAGATATGCTTAAAAATAGAGGATTTAAAAAATTAGTTGAAAGAACGAGGGTTGTATATATATCAACTATAAAAGAGCTCATGCGTAGAGGAAAAAAATATCTTTCTCTTAACCCAGAAACGCAAAACACAATACGAGTTTCAATTGATATGGATAAGTACCTATCTATACTGGAAGATATTGATACAAAAAAATCTAAAGATAGGTGAACTTTATCTTGACTTGCATCGATATATATGGTATTATATAATAATGGAAAATAAAACAGGAGAGCTATTAACTAAAAACATTGCAGGAGTGAACAGAATCCTGCCTCACAAGCACAAGTTTGCTTGGGATTTATTTTTATCAAGTTGTGCAAACAACTGGATGCCTACTGAAATCAGTATGCAAAACGATATCAAACAATGGAAAAACGATGAAATTACAGAAGATGAAAAACTATTGGTTAAGCGCTGTCTCGGATTTTTTGCTGGAAGCGAGTCTTTGGTTGGTAATAATCTTCTTTTATCTGCCTTTCGTTATATCACTGACGCTGAATGCCGTCAGTATATCCTTAGGCAGGCATTTGAAGAGAGCCTTCACAATCTTACAGTAGTATATATTTGCGATAGTCTAGACCTAGATATAGATGAGGTCTTTAATGCATATGAAACTATTCCGAGCATTAAGGCTAAGGATGATTTTCTGATGGAAATCACAAATGATATTAGTCGGCAAGATTTTAACGCTCACTCAAAAGAGGGTAAGCAAGAGATACTTAGAAACTTTTTAACGTATTGGATTGTGTGCGAGGGAACATTTTTCTTTAGCGGTTTTGCGATGCTCCTAGCTTTAGGTAGGCAAAACAAACTCCAGGGTATCTCTGATCAAATTAAGTATACTTTGAGGGATGAGAGTTCGCATATTTCATTTGGCGTATATTTAATTAACACGCTTATTGAGCAAAACCCATCTATATGGACTAAAAAAATTCAGGATGAATTTGTAGAGCACATCAAAAAGGCTGTAGAGCTTGAAATAGCTTACGCCAAAGACGTGCTTCCTGTAGGTATACTTGGCTTAAATGCAGATATGTTTGTTGACTATATGCATTATATTGGAAACAGAAGGCTTGAGTCTATAGGTTTAGATTATAGATTTCCAAGCGATCAAAATCCATTTCCTTGGCTTGGAGAGGTTGTAGATGTACAAGCTATGGGTAACTTTTTCGAAAGAAGGGTTAGGGAGTATCAGCAAGGCGGTGCTCTTGAGGACGATTTTTAAACTCGTTCATTTGGTCTAAAATTTTATCAACCCATTCTTCGGGAAGGGGCAGGTATTCTGTTACCTTTGGGTCGCCCCACTCTTTAAGCCAAAGCTCCCATTTTTGGTATTCCTCCTCGTTCCTAATAGGTATATCTAAAAGGGCGCGAGTTGCGTCATTATAGCTTTTAATTTGATCCTGAATCACTTTTTAGCTTTCTTGGCGACATGTTCTCCAACATTGCCCGCAGCATAAAGACCAAAAATCCACTTAATGAAATCAGCCCAATCTTTGAATTCGGCCATTCCACCTAATAGTGCTGCAGTTGCAGATGCAAAGCAAATGCTTGCACATAAGAGTTTTCTACTTTTTAAATTCAACTTAAAATCTCCTTTATAATTTGTCCATCATGTGCAACCTTAAATGGTCTTCCAGATGGAGAGTATTCTGTTTTATTAATATTCAGTCCCATAGCATGTGCTATAGTTGCATTTAAGTCAACCATTCCAACGCCTCCCTCTTCTATGTAGTGGGCTCTTTCATCTGACTTTCCATGAACATAACCTCCCTTTATGCCGCCTCCAGCGAGCAGAGCGCTAAATGCAGATGGATGATGGTCTCTCCCGATTCTTCCAGCTTTAACTTCTGGGCTTCTACCAAATTCGCTACAAAGGACAACCATTGTCTCGGATAACAAGCCTCTCATATCAAGATCACTTAATAGTTTCGATAGAGCTTTATCTAATACAGCTCCCTTGTTTTCCATGTTGCCAAATACATCATTATGCATGTCCCAGCCGCCATATTGAACCTTAACAAATCTAACTCCGCTTTCTACTAGTCTTCTTGCTAGCAGGCACCCTTGTCCGAAATTATCATCTCCATATGCGTCTCTAGTTTCTTGACTTTCTTTTGTGAGATCAAAGGCATCTAGGTCTCTACTTTTCATTAATTTAATTGCATCATCGTAGAGATCTGTATAAGCTCTCACTCCTTTTTGCGGAAAGTCTTTTAAGAAATTAGAGTTAAAAGATTTTGATATATTCAATCTTTCATTATAAAGTTCTTGACCTACGTAACCTGCTTTTTTTACATTCTGGATTCCTGCATTCGGGTTTCCTATTGGAAGTGGGCCGTATTTCTTTTCAAGATATCCAGCGCCAAGAATATCGCTTCCGCTGTTTATTTGAACGTTTGCTGGGGGCGTAGGGTTGAGTTGCCCTCTTTTCTTTGTAATCCAGCTTCCTAAGGTTGGGTGAATGATTGTCCCTCTTTTTTGATAACTAGTATGCAATAAATAGGTTGCTTGTTGATGGGCTCCTTGATTTGTGTTGAGAGATCTAACTAAGGATGCTTTGTGCATTTGCTTTGCAGTCTCTGGCAGCCAGTGACCTAATTGAATGCCATCTGCAGAAGTATTTATGGCAGAAGTTTCTCCCATAACATCCTTGTTTTCGGGTTTTGGGTCGAGGGTATCAACATGAGTCATTCCTCCAGCCATATATAAAAATATCACGCTTCTTGCCGTGGGTATTTTTGCTGGTGGGCTTACACCAAATAGACCTGCTTGCGCTCCTAATATAGCCCCAACTCCAAGGCACGATTTCGCAACTTGCTCTGCGAATGCTCGGCGGCTCAATTCTTCCATAATTACTTTTTCTTTTTGTATGGCTTGTAGCCAGCTTTATTTTTCATTTTTAAGACCTCTTTATGCTTTTTCATAAAAGTCTCATGATCTGGACCCGCCATATAAAGTGTTTCTCCATCTTCTGTTTTATGAGTATGAAATCCTTCAAGACCAAGCTTCTTTGCGTCGTCCAAAGCTTCTTTCTTTGTCTTAAAATAGTGCTTCATTGGGTCAGGATTTCCTTGGGCTCTTTTGAGAGCTTTTTGGGTTGGCCTACCCTTGTCCCCAGGTTTTGCAGGTCTATAGTTTTTGCCCATCCTTTTCTTCTTATTTCGAATATTCTCCCAAAGACTAGAATAGGATGTTTTTTTCTTTTTCTTTTTTTCTTTCTCTGTGTGGTAAGAGCTTTTAGATTGTCTTTTTAGAATTACATCTCTTAATGCTTTTGGAAGTTTTTTCTGCTTTTCTGTTAACCCGTTTTCGTCTTCTTCTTCGACCTCAGCTTTCATTTTTTTGTACTGCATTGCGCATGCAGCATATGTTTTTTCATCATCCATATCAGCTGTATTGATGAGGTCTTTATCGTGGCTCATACAATGCGCCATAAAAACCTTTTCCATATTTTCGTCAATCACTGACATTTTGTATGCTTCAGACTCTTCTTTAAAAATATTATCAGAATCAACACCAGACTCATCAGATAACTCGTGCATTTGTATGTCGTTATTCGCTTCGACGAAATCTTCTTCCGAAAAATCAATAAATTCACTAGCTATAGAAGAGGACTTGGAAATATCCTGATCTGCTTTTCTGTATGAGTCTTTTACCTTTCCTCCCCGCTTCATCTTTAGGAACATATTTACTCTAGCCATGGCCCAACCGCCCCTACTCATGCCAGGTCTGTGGGAAGAGGAAAATGCCCCCGCTCCTCTTCGGTATACTTTTTTAAGCTGACCGAGCGTAACTTTTTTCTTTGGGTGTTTTTCGTTGTGAGCGCTAACCTTGCTTTTTAACGATTTAATAACTTTTTCTGAAAATGTAATTTTAGATCCCTTTTCTCCAGCACTTCCAGGTTTATTTTTTGATGAGCCCTTCTTTTTTTCTGATGGTTTTGAGGGAGTTTGTGCTGCGCTCTTGGGCCCAGGCCTTTTAGCTTCAGATTCGTTCATATATTCGAGCAAAGCTTCTTCTATTTCAAACTCTGAACCCTTGGTAACTTTAGTAACACTCTTTTTTGACCACATTTTGCAAGACCAGTAACCCGCCTTGGTTTTGTCTTTTTTTTCTGAACAGTTGTGCCTAGCCCTAAAGCTTTTTCTTCTATTGGGATCGTCTCTTTTTATTTCCATGTTCGGATCCCCGAAGTTCACTTTAACAATATTGCCTTTTTTGTTTTTTACATAAACTGAAAATTTCTTTGGTCCGCCAGGAGTTCTAAAGGGCTTATTGAGCTTTTTGCCTTTATTTTTTTCTGCAGCCCAAGATTCTTCAGATATCATTTCTTCAAAACCTTCTTCCTCGAGAAGCCTCGCTTTGATTTTTTCTGTTAAATTTACTTTTAGTTCTGGTTTTTTCATAATTAATTATACACTTATTTTATAAATAAAAACTCATGAGAATTCAATAATATCCATGATACATGCTTGAATCCATCCTTTTTTTCAATCATAGCTTTAAGACTATTTATCTCCTTAATGGTTGGTTTTCTTGATAATATAGAAAGGAATGCGGTTTCTATTTGTTTTGTTTTTACTTTTTCGCTTTGGATTTGATTCATAAAGTCTGGGCTTTTTTTATTCAGAATATTTGTTTCGACAAAACCGTTTAGCAAAGTTAAGACTTGTGGAGCGTTTGGTTCATTGTTGCTATTGTCTATTTGCTCTCTGTCGCTACCTCCAAACTGTCGAATAAGGTGTCCGCTAGGTGCGGGCGATTGCAAGTAGCTGCTTCTCACTAAATGCCTGTCTGGAAATTTTTTTATTTTTTCGGCTTGATATTCATCTGCTCCAATAACCCTTAGGAAATTTCTATCTCCAGGACTTTTTTTAGAAAGCTCTTTAAAGTCTGCATATATTTCTTCGGCGGTCATTTTATTATATCTTTTATATATTGCGCTATAATCTTGCTGGTTATGTAGGTAGAGTCTTGTTGAATCATCAATTTCATTGTATACTAATGTAACTAAAGAGTCCCACACTTGTTCGCCTGTCATCCTGCGTAGCAGTGGGCCCGCAAAAGAATATTCCTCTAGGCTCTTATAATCTTCTTTTAGGCTCGATCTTTGAAATAATTTAGTATTCATTAAAACTCTTTTATATTCTCTTAAGTCATAATTAACGCTAACCATTATACGCTCTAGGTACTTCATTAGCTCTGGGTTGCCAGCAACCGTATCATCCATCATTGTATCTATTGGCTCAATCAATCCAACACCAAAAACATGCTTCCAAACCCTGTTTGCAATCATGGTTGTAAACCTAGGATTATCTTTGCTTGTTATCCAGTCGGCGAGAACAGCCCTACTCTTCGGTTTTGGGCTTTTAGGATCAAAAACGGGTTTAGGGGTAAATATTGCCTTTGCAAAAACTACATCTCCTGGCTCTCCATCATCCTCGGCATAATCTTTTGGCAATTTTATTTTTCCTGTTCCATCATTATCTAATCCAAAAAAAGTTGAGTCCCTCACTTGGTTTCTCCAGTTATTAAATGTCCCAGAATTTTCGTCCCCGTCTTCTCTGATAATTCTGTTTAGTTTGCCTATTTTTTTATTTGCCTCATCTATCCTCACGCTACCTATTCCAGAGGTGAAGGCGGTCATTTCGTAAAACTCTTTTTGGGTCCATCGATCAAAGGGGTGGTCATGGCACATTGCACATTGCAGCCTTGTGCCAAGAAATATTCTTAGAGTATGAGAAAGGTTGTCTTCTTGCATGCCCCTATCCCTAAGGTAATAACTAACCTCTGGGCCATTTTCGTATAGTTTTCCAGTGCTTGCTATAAGCTCTCTTACTATTTGATCATAAGGTTTTTTTTCTCTTAATGAGCCTCTTAGCCACTTTCTATATACCGAGCCCACATTTATATTTGTGCCCTGCGGGCGATCTTTAACTCTCAGCATGTCTGACCACCAGTTCATTTGGTGATTAACATATCCTTCTGAGTTTAGTAGTTTTTGTATCAGTTTATCTTTTTTGTTTTGATCTCTATCATCAATAAATTCTGAAAGTTCAGAGTGAGAGGGAATTCTGCCAATCAACAAAAGGTATACTCTTCTTGCGTATGAATATTGGTCTAAATCCTTGGTTTTGCTAATTTTTTTTGATATGAGTTGTTTTTCAATTAACTTATCTATATACCCCGAATAGCTATTAAGAGTTCTTTTCTCTAGCGGAACTTTTACTTGAGGAATAGTGCTGTATCTGTCCTCTGAGTGATATAATTCTATTTGCTGACGAGAATCTATGGTCAAGCTGGAAGTAAGAACTCTAAACTGCTGCAGATCTTCAGATCTCTGCAATATAAGATGTGTCTCATTAGCCTCTAGGATTTTCGCCTCAATAGATTTACCGTTATTGAAGTAAATTCTATCTGCCTTACATATAAGGGGAAGCAGGAGGAGTAATATTAGTTTTTTCATTGTTCATTGTATTTGCCGTCTTTAAGGCCGCCTCCATATATATCCAAATCTAGCCCAATTTTCTTTGACGCTTCGAATATTAAATCTAGATAATACTTTGGATCTCCAGAATCTTTTGCGTGGTATTCATCACTAAAAACAATTCCATCTTTATTTTTAATATGATTAAAGTTATTATCTCTGTAATATTTTTTTAGGTTACTTGATTCTAGATAACCCTTCCCTTGAAATGCATTTCCTACAAATTCCTTAAATGATTTCGCGAAGGTTTTGCCTCTATCAACCTGAAACATTACTCCTCTGTATACTCCGTTATAACCATTAAGTGAAGACTTAAGCTTTCCGATATCATCTAAGTAATGATCCTCTGGTTTTTTATTAAAATTAGGCAAATGGTATGCTGGCTGAGCTTCATCTTGGAATGCAATAGCTAAAACGTTATCCTTTTTCGCCGCTTCTGTAAAAAATCTCAAGGTTCTTTCTCCAGAACTAGAGACAATGGTTACTCGCTTATTGTATAGGTTTTCATCATTATTATAATATGGAAGAAGGGCTGTCTTTAATATAGTATCCTTCATAATATCAAGTTGCTTTCTGGTGTTGAGTATACTTCCGCTTCCATCCACATGCATCATGATGTGAAGCGATCCGTCTTTAGGAAGGTGATCATAGCTGTAGCGACCTTTGCCCCCTGTTCCGTATCCCATGCCTTCGCCTGCTCCAATACCAAGACCAAGCTTCTCTGTAATATAACCCTGTGTCAGCCCAGCTGCTCCCCCCGCTCCTGCTCCGCCTACTAAGCCTCCGACGCCCGCAGAGGGCGCCCCCTCAGGCCCAGATCCATCCCCAATTCCACCAAGAGTCGGGACCGCCTCTCCGTTAAGCATGCCTTCACCTATCCCAGCTCCAAGGCCCGCGCCAGCTCCGCTTCCAGCTCCAACAGCAGCAGAACCAACACCTGCGCCAACTCCACGAGTGGGGAAGTTATAAGCATAAAGTTGACCTCCTTTTCCTACTCCATAACCCTCTCCGTCTTTACTGAAATCAGAGTCTAGGTTAACATCTCCAAGTTCAGACTTATCATTATCTCTGGATACGGTTAATTTAGATAAGTCAAGAGAGTCATCTTTTTTATTCAGTCCAATTTGTGGCTCTCTATTTTTGCTGTTCCTTTTGAAGTCTTTATTAATAATAATCTCGTCGTCGTCAAGCTCTCCGACTCTTCTGTCTAGAAGTCCATAATCAATGTCCTGATCCACCCGATCTCTGACACCATGTCCATGACGAACGCCACCAACCAGATTGTCGCTATGTACCCTGCCACCGATACCAGAAGTATAGCCAATGCTAGGATTGTGTCCAATAAATTCCTCATCTCCATCAACCACAACGGTCTCTACATTTTCCCCAATATACTTAACCCCATCGAATACAGCAATGTCTTTATTGATATCATTTTTTCTAATTGTTCCTTGAAGTCTATCTATATACACAGATTCTTGAGTTCGAAATACTGAGGGTGGATTGTAAACAATTGGTTCTTGAGCCTCAATTGTATTGTTTTCCTCTGCCTTAACGAGCTCGTAATCAACCTCGTGCAGCACCTCATCTTTTTGATTAATAGGTATTAGCGCAATAAAAGCTATTGCAAGCAAATACCCCGCAATCAGATTCCCGAGGGATAGTCTTTTTTTATTCATTGCACTCGCAGTTTTCACAGTCTTTACCTTTGCAGTCTTTGCACTCACATGGGTTTTTGACTATACCGCATGAGGAAATGATAAATGCTATAAGTATTGAAATATATTTCATTGTCTTCTCTCTCCAGTTTGTTTAAGCTCTCTAATTTGTTTTTGTAATTCTTTTTGGGCATCTTTAATCGCCTTATGTTTGTCCGCATTCTTTTCTTTAAAATCCTTTATAATCTCTTCCCTCTGCTCTTTTGTCATGTCTTTTGTTGACTTGAGGGTTTTGTGAAATGATTTCTTAATTTCGTGCATCTCTTTTTCTTTTTCTTTAACTTCTTTAATCTTTTCTTTTATTTCGGGGGTCGGTTCTGGTTTTTTGGGTCGCTCTGGCCTGCTATCCTTTTGCCATTCGTGAATTTTCTTGCCAAGCTCTTTTTGTGATTCAATAATATCTTTGTTTTCTTTCCGATATGTGTCTACGGTTTTGCGAACCAGCTCCCGAGAGGGCTTTTCTCCGAGATCTTTAAGTTTTTTCTTTAAGCCGCTCTCAAGCTCTTTTTGGGTTTCCTTGTAAGAGTCTATTTTTTCTTTTACTTCTTTTGGGGGTTCTGGCTTGGCTGGAGGTTTTGGCTTGGGTTTTGGTGGGGGTTTAATTTCAGGCTTACCTTTTTCAGCGTCCCTTTTAAGGTTGTCGGATATCCATTTTGCTAAAGTACTACTACCTTTTCCGAAGTTTGCTGGGAGATTGACCATATCTCTAAGCTGAATTTGTGGAGGCCTGCCCCAATGTCTTGGAAAGTGTTTTTGTGGTTTGGGCTTTTCGATTTGAGGCTTCTGCCTCTCTGATTCAGCTTTTGGGTCCGCGTTGAGTATAAAAGCTGAAAAACTTAACGATAGTAAGATTAGGATGTATTTCATAGTAAGTATATTATACACTATAATGTGGCCGATGTCAAGTATTTAAGCGGTCTTGTGTACTAAAGTGCAGATGTATAGATGTTTTTGTTTTTTATTGCTTTGTGGTTGTGTGACTACTCATGACCCGCAACCTAGTGACACGGAACTTAAGCATGAAAGCAGGGACTGGCTTCTGGTATTTAGGTATGAATTAAAGATTGCAATCGAAAATGAGGATAAAGAGAGTTACTATTATTTTATGCAAGAAATAATTAAAGAACGCGTAAAACGAGAGACGGGTCAGGATATGGATCCAAACCCGTCTTTAATCTTTGAGAAATAATTATTTATCGAAAGGGAAGTATATAATTGTAAGAGCTGCGACTGTAAAGCACAACAATAATACATCCCAATATTCTACGCAACCTGACATCTTTAAACTTTAGTTATTTTAAGTTTTGAACTAAATCGTAAAGCTTCCTGACATCGTTTCTCCTGTCTTCCAATCTCTTTTCTACGCTTTTATTTATTTCTGCATCCCTAACTTCATTCTTCGCCAGGGTTACATTAATAGTGTTTATTAAAACATCCATCTCCTCCAAGCGTTTGTTCTCTCGCTTCAGGAAATAGCCAATTACTGAAATAGCTGTTCCTATTCCTATCAATATGAATTCGTTATACGCCATGCATATATATACACAGTAAGGGGCTAATTAAAAAAATTTTTAAGTGGTTTAATTATATAATATTTTATAAATCCTTGTATTTGATCGAGATCTAGCTTTTTTCTTAGTTTATTTTCTATATTTGTTAAAGGGCAATCTATTGTTCTGGAGCATGTTATTACTACAATAAAAGTTATGAGCGGAAGATAAATGTACCAATTCGATATATCATTAATTATCTTAGTAGCTAAGTAGGGCAACGCCACAATGTTTCCTATTGCAATTACCCAATGGAGGGATACAATCACAGTTAGCGCAATTTTATATTTCATTTTAGTTCTTCAAGCCCCCTGTGTTTTTTCATAAATATCTCTTGACCCAAGTCAAAGTCTTTGCAGTCTCTATTGTTTTTAATTGAATTAAAATGGCTTTTAATTTTCTTTTTTGAGTCATAGAATATCGATTCTAAAATTTTATTTGATTGATCGTCTTCGTCTTTACTGCATCTATAGACACACGTATATAAAACAAATAGTTGTATTCTTATTTGCGATATTCTATAAAGCAGTAATTGCTTATCTTTTACGCTCTCTCTGTATCTGATTTTTGAAAATAATATGCACCTTGATAGCTTGCGGTTTATTTTGTTAATAAATTTTATCTTTGATTTTAAATTTTTATCACTTGTATTAATTTTATCAAACTTTTTAAAACCGAATTTTTTCCCAAAAGCCTCTTTTGCCAAAAGCATATTCAAAACTTCGCTTGATCCCTCTAGAATTAGATTAACCCTAAGATCTCTGAATAGTCTCTCAACAGAGGAGGCCTTTTCTCCTCTAAGTTTGAGCGATTTGGATTTTTCATACCCCCTTCCTCCTCTAATTTGCATAGCTTGATTGACAATTTCCCAGCAAGATTCGGTGCAGTAAATTTTTGTCATGGTAGATTCTTCTTTAATCTCTGCATATTTTCTGTCCATTGCAAGGGAGCTATATAAAACCACAGATTCCATCGCAAAGGTTTTTCTCGCCATGTCAGTAATTTTATCTGATATTAATTCGTGCTCACCGATATATTTACTCCATTGACATCTCCTTGATCCCCATTCTCTAGATTCTTTTAAGAGTTGTTTTGCAGCCCCAACGCAAATGGCAGACAGAAAAATCCTTGACTCGCAGAGAACTTCTAGGGCCATTTTAATGCCGCATGTTTCTGGAGAGATAATATTTTCTTTTGGTATTTTGACATTATCAAATTTTAAAACCGCACTCTCTGAGCCTCTTAGGCCAGAAAACTCACACTTACTTTCTTTTGAAACTCCTGAATAATCGGATCTAACTATTATTGCTTTAAATTCATCTTCTGAAGATTTTGCTATAACTACAATTAGGTCTGCCCTTAATGAGTTTGTGCTCCATATTTTTTTCCCATTCAGAATCAGGTTGCCAGATTGATCTTTTGATATGCTTGAAGTGATATTTTTAGGATTTGATCCAGCATGTGATTCTGTTAATGCGAGCGCACTTGAGGAACCATAAGAAAACCTTGGTAGGTATTTTTCTTTTTGATCTTGGTTTCCATATTTCAATAAAAACGCTGGAAGCCCAATCGACTGACTCGCCAAAAGTACTGCAGATATACTTCCACATTTTGCGCCACACACCATAAGCGCCTTTGAAAATTGCAGAGAAGATAGTCCTTGTCCATCGTACTCGCTTGGAATTTTCATAGAAAAAGCCCCAACATCAATTAAAGCTTTTCTTAAGGATGGTCCTATGTATTTCTTTTCGTCTATAAAGTCTGGGTCGACACTATGCTTTAGTAGAGACTTAAATTCTTCAAGGAATTTTTCTTGATCGTTTATCATATATTCCTATCCAGCATATAAATGCTATAAAAAAGTTAAAAAAACTTAACGAGGATCCAGCGTATGCATAAACGAAGCTTACCAATAAGTTAATAATGCACAATAAAAGGCAAAACTTACCCCTGTAATTCAAGTTGTCTGGCATCAGGATATGGGTCTAAATGTCTGTAATCATTGTCAAACATTTTTCTGACAAGACCATAAAAATCAACGTTTCTTTTCCAGCCTAATTCTTTCTCTGCCTTACTTGGGTCTCCGCATAATTCATGAACCTCTGCGGGTCTATAAAATTTAGGATTAACTTCGAATATCATTTCCCCCTTATTGACGGAATTAGAGAGAAAAAGTTTTTCATCCTTACCCTCCCCTTCTGAGTACCATTCTATACCTGCGACACTTAGGCATTCATATAGAAATTCTCTAATAGTGTGCATTTCTCCGCTCGCAAGAACATATTCTTTTGGGGATTCTTGGTTTAGCATAAGCCAGACTCCGTGCATAAAATCTTCTGCGTCACTCCAGTCTCTCTGAGCTTCTAGGTTGCCAAGCGTCAATACAGGAATCTTCACCTTTGAGTCTATTGGTAGACCATTACATTCTATCGCATACTTAAGTTTTGCGACCCCATCTGTAATCTTTCTTGTGACAAAGTCGATGCCCCTCCTGACTCCTTCATGATTAAATAGCCAGCCCTGTATTGCGTAAAGCTGATATGATTCTCTGTATACTCTAACCAAGTGCCTGGCTGCACACTTTGCTGCTCCATAAGGCGATTGAGGTCTAAGAGGGTGAGATTCGTCTTGAGGGCTGTTAATGACATCTCCAAATTCCTCCGAGGAACCAGCATTATAGAATCTGCAGCTTGGAGCAAATCGCCTGATTGATTCTAGAATATGAAGTACCGCATCAGAGTCAGTTATCCACGTTTGAATAGGATAATCCCAACTACCCGCAACAAAAGATTGGGCGGCAAAATTAATAAAGTAATCTGGTTGATGGGAGATGATGACATCTCTTATGCTATGCGCGTCATTAAGGTCCATATTCACGAGGGTAAATCTAGGCTCCTCCTCAAGGTGTTGAATGTTTTCGTGGTTTTTCACGCTCAACCTCCTGGCTGTTCCAAGTATCTCTAGATCTGTGTTTTTTAGCAAGTAGTCAACCATTAAGCTTCCGTCTTGCCCTGTTACCCCTGTAACTATTACTGTTTTTTTCATTATATCATAACTCCTCTAATTTCATCGACTAGCCCCATTTCCAAAGCTTCATCTGCGTTAATCCACCAATCCTTCCTGTCCCAGTTTCTTTTTATTTTTAATGAGGTTAGGTTTGACCTTGTGGTAAAAATATTAATTATTCTCTCTTCTATTCTTTTGATCCAAGCGACTTCATCTTCGATTTCAAAAGATTTTCCAATCGCGCCAAAAGAAGCTCTATGTATCAGTATCCATGATTGATGACCTATCCACCTCTGGTCCCCAGCCTGCAGAAGGATTCCCGCCATAGATGCCGCCATTCCTAAGGAGCCTGTTGTAATTTTATGACCAGCTACTCTTAGTTGTTGTATAAAGTCGAACAATTCAAAACCAGCCGTAATACTCCCACCTGGGGATGCGAATACTATTTCCATATCAGTTCCAGGTTTCATCCTTGACCATTGTGTTAATTTTTGCCTGCATTTAATAACGGTCGTTTTGTCAACCGCACCATTAAATCTATATAGACAATTCTCTGCATCCGAGGCTTTGATTTTCTCCTCTGCTTTCATAAGCTTTTCAAGCTCGATCTTTTCTTTCTTTGCTTTAATCTCTGCAGCTTCAGCTTCCGCCTTCACTTTTCTGGTTTCTGCTTTTATTTTTTCTGCGTTAGCTTTTTGTTCTTCTTTTGATCTATCAGTCATTTTTTATTAGTTTGAGTATTGAGTCTATTATCTCTTTTGAAATTGGTTCTGGAAAAAAGTTTTTATCTAAATTAAAGTAGCCCCATTCTGTATGCTCGTATGAATCTTCCGCTTTCGGATCTGGGAATTCCATTTCTTCGCTCTCATGCAAATATACATAAAACATACCTTCTCCGTCTTTAAATTCACACAAATATCTTAAGGGTTTTTCAATAACAATTCCAGTCTCTTCAAATAATTCTCTTTTTGCGCAACACGCGGTGGACTCTTCTCCCTCTACCATACCAGCGGGAATAGACCAGTATCCAGCATATGCACAGCCGTTATCTGCTCTTCGCCCCAGAAGTATAGAGTTCTGGTGTTTTACAATTACTCCTGCAAAATTAGCCATTAAAAGAAATCTACTTTTTTCTTGTTTTCCCAATGAGGGCATCCACCATATTCCATTTTCTTAACGGATTCCCCTTTTTCTTTATCTGCGGACAAAAGATCCTTGTCTTCTTTGAATTTTGTCTTTAATACCTTTCCGTCCTTATCTAGGAGGGCGTAGTAAGTCATTGGTTTTCTAAATGGGCATATAAATGCTTTAATTTTATTGCCAAGCTTATCTTTAACAGGCTTTCCGTAAGACATTTTATATCCATCTTTTCCGCAAGCAAGCGGGCCCCCAAACGTACCGTCTTTTGGATAATCTTGTCTGGCTGCATAATTAGACGTGGCTTTTTCGTAATCATAGTTTTCTAAATATCTATTAAATTCGGTTAATTGATACTCAAAACCCTCAAGCTCTTCTTCGGAAATTTCATCCATTTTCATAAAGCCTTTGCCGTAAGAGCCGAGCATATCTTTCTCAAGATCAAACCTCAAGAAAAGGAACTCTGCCCTAGGCTTTGACTCGGGGATTAAATGCTTTGTTGCTAGGCAGTAAATTAAGTTTTGTAAATTATCGGTGATCTCTTTGCCCTTAAACACCTGCTTGCTACTTTTAAAGTCCCTAATAACCACAGAGTTATCTTTATATATGAACATTTTATCAATATATCCCCTGACAGCGTACCTCTTGTCCCCGTCATTTATTTCTAGGTCAAAAAACTTTTCCGATATAGCTTTCTTGAGATCACCCTTCTCTTCTCCGAAAAAATCACACCTCAGGCCGTTAACTATCATTTCATCTATAAGTTCAAGATTTTCTTCGTCGTTCACAGACAGCTCTTCAGCCTCTTTTTTAACTTGAGCGGATACAACCTTGGTGTTCCATATGGTTCCTTCTTTTACAATTTTATTAAATTCTGCTTTATGCTTATCTCCGAGGAGTTCAAATATATTATGGCATATGGTTCCCCTGCTTGCACCATCGTTGGAAGTGTCAGGCATCTTTAGCACATATTTGCAGTAATATGTCCAAGAACATGTTTGCGCAGTTTTTATTCTGCTTGCCGAGAGTTTGACTATATCGCTCATTGTAAACTATCCGTTAGTATTTTTTTATTCTTAAGAAGCTGCTTGGATAGTTTGCTTGATATTTCGTTTATCTTTTTTAGGATAAAGGTTTTTTGGGTTTCTGCTTTTGTAGATAATAGCTTTTCCTCCCACTTTTTAAAGTCGTCCGCCTTCATATCTCCAAAGTCATTTGCTAGCGGCAGGCAAATACATACTTTGTTTGGGCAGAAATATTTTATTAGTTTAAGATAATTTTTAATACATGCGTTTAAGCCTCTATTTTCCCCTGCCTCTGCATCATTATTAAAAGATAGTATTATTCTGTCTGGGTTTAAGGCAACTAACGCACATAAAAGTTTTGGAGATATATCTAACCCAAAAGTAACCAAGGTGTTGTCGAAATTGTTTTCGTGGAGGCTTACTAGGTCCCCTATACTCTCCACGAGAATAACCTCTCTCTTTTCTGAGATTAGATCTTTTATTTCTGCGCTTGTATGTAGTGGGTATACCCAGTTAGTTTTTCTTCCGATATGTTTCCATTTTGGCCTGTTATCCGCCTTTATCATATCTCTACCAGAAAAACCGTGGATTTGACCGCAGTCATTATATATAGGAAATACAAACCTTTTATTAAGTTGTCCAGAGGTTGCGAATCCGCCCTTAAGCCTCTTTAGGGTTTCGTCGCTAATCCCCTTGTCGTTGTAAAATTTATAGTGAGGTAATAATTTAGATAGGCATTCTTCTGGGTATATTTCTTCCATTTGTATTTTTTCTGAAGACTTTCTTTTTGTATAAAGAGACCCTACGTTTTCTTCTTCTATGTATTTCTTAACTTCGCTTGGGTCATTTGTTCCCAAGGTTATTTCTACAAGTCTTTGGAATGGAGAGAACTTGCTTCCTTCGACGTAATCTTTCCAGACCCCGCTATCCTTGTATATTTGTATTGCAGTTTTATTATCTCCGTTTCTGAATACCGCATTAGTCTGCCAGTACGCCCCTCTATCTGATAGTTGATAGCCTAAATCGGTTAGGGATTGTTTTATTTTATCTGCGTTCATATTAAAGTTCTGGAACTAGGTCTTGTCCGTCCTGTTCTGGTGAGACGCCCTCAAAGTCCATGTGGTTAACCATATCTTGAAGGTCTCCCTTTTCTGTGAGGTTGAAATTCTCCATATGGAGGTTTATGTAGTTTTTTCTTTTGCTTCCGTCGGGCATCTCAACTGGCTGGGTGGCTCTATGAACTTCTTTACCTAGCCATCTATATTTCAAGCAGATAAGTTTATGGGTTCCAAAGTCTGGGGGTTCTGATTGGATTTCATCCATGGTTTTTTGCCTTAAAAGAAATAAGTGAGAACAAAACTGCGTGATTTGGTCTGAAAGGGAAACTATGCTTTCGTCATCAACAATATTATCTGAATTTCTGTTGTTTGTGATGCCTAATCTATTACTTTGGACACTAGTCAGCATTGCAACACATGGACCGTTATCAAAGCAAAGCTCCTTTTGTATTAGCTGCTTAAACTTATCTACCATCCTACCAACTATTTCCCAAGAGCTTAGTCCGTTTTGATTTTCGTATGAAGTTTTAATGTAATCAAAACTAAATATCAATGGATTGCCTCTGCCCACCTCTGAGAAATAAAACCTTCGAATTATATTTACCATACTCTCAATGGTGTGCCCCGCAACATTATAGTAATAAAATTTAAAGTCCTTGATCTGCTTCCACGTCGCTCTAACCTTATCGACAACTTCTTGCCCCGCCTGCCTCCACCTTCCTGTTTCGAGTAGATGCATTGGCACACCTGATAGAGCAGAGCATTGTCTTATAATAAGCTCTTCCTTGCTCATCTCTCCATTATCAAAATGCAACACAGGAACATTACTGTTCATCGCGGAGACTTTAGTGCAGAAATCCATACAGAATTGAGTTTTTCCTACTCCAGCCCTAGCAACGACAACAGATATATTTCCTGGCCTAAGCAGGGATCCATAATTATCATTAATTCTCTCGTGAGGCCCCATCAGTCCAAATTCATCTATAGGGTTATTTCCTCTGTCTTCTATAAACGACTCCATTTCATCAAAAAGGTTCTCTGGGATTTCTCCTCCCATTTCGTAAAGATTGATCTGCTTATTGTATATAGAGTCTGCCTCTGAGACTATATCGTGGTAAGAGGAGTTTGGGGACATTGATTTCATTTTCTTTGCAACATCAATCGAGCTATCATGAATTTCCCTTCTTATGGTTAGTTTTTTAAGTTCTTGCGCTGTTTTTGCAACACCCTCTATGGAGATCTGTCTCATTGACAGTGCTTTTATATAATCACCGATACTTATATTATCCTCAAATGAAATTCCAAGGGCTCCGACTCTTTGAGAGAGTATTACGTCATCAAGAGCTTCTCCGTTTTCTAAAGATTGCCTTAGCACACAAAAAATAGTCTTATTAACCAGAGAATTCTCAGAGAAGAAATCTTTATCCGTAATAAACGGAGCTATTGAGGGGTACGATTCTGGAAACTTTATTAATCCAGCCAGTAAGTGTTGTTCTAGTTCGTATGAATATACCATGTTCTCATGGTATCATAAAGAAGAGAAAAAGTCAAGGATTATCTTCTTCGTCGATATCTTCTATTTTTAGATCGTGGGAAGATACTTGCTTTAGGTATTGCTCCAAAGCCTTTCTTAAACCCATCTCAACTATGGGAGAAGTGGTTTTTGTTAGAATTGCTGGTTGGCCATTTTGGCTAACATAAGACAGTATAAAGCCGCTGTCTCCGTCGTTGCTTCCAGTGAATTCAAACAGTTGCGACAAAATACCTTCGGGCAACTGGAAGTCATCTAGATTTTCTGGATCTATTTCTTCTGGGTTCATTAAGTTAATTTACACGCATTATAGCTCTACTCCAAACTTTTGGAAGAGTTTTTTGCCAATATCATCGCTCTCATAGATTTCAATTAGTGTGATGTCATTTAGTTCACAAAACTTTAGTTTGTCTTGATCTCTCTTGAGTTGACTGATATAGTTTGCCCTATTTCCTTGGTGAAAAAAAGGCACGTATGTCGTATGTTGTTTTCCTTGAACCTCTACTGCAATTTTTTTATTTGCATTATAAAGATCTAGGGAGAGTTTTGTTCCCGCAACAGGGAACTCCTCAAATACGATTTGGTGTGACCAGTATTTTTTTAGAAATTGCTTCGCCCTGAATTGTATCTTGCTTCTGCTTGGCGCATCCCAATCTATAAGGTATTTCTTGGCTTTTGATACTCCTCTGGTTCTGCCTGTTAGTGTTTTAAAGCGCATCGCCTAATTTTTTAAAATCTTTATAAAGAAAGTCTGTCATTGCTTTGTTGGACTCAAGGTGCTCTATTAGTTTTGGCTCTCCTTGTATTTTCTCTGGACAGTCAATCTTTTTTTGTTTAAGTTCTTTAATAAGTTCTTCTGAGAAAGATATCCATGCCCCCTTCTTCTCTATCAGTTTAAATAGATATAACATGTCGAGAACCTCCCTTTCTCTCCATATGGAGCTACCTTTAGCTCTACCGTATTTAATTGGATACCTGACCTGAGCTCCTGTTTTTTCGTTTACAGATTTTCTAAATCTAATTTTACAGTAATGCCCAATTGGTGAGCCTTTATCTTCTAGCTTTGATGCACTTGCGTTTGGAAAGATTACATCTGAATTATACCTATCTTCAAATTCAAGAATGAAGTTGGAATAGTGTTTTATTGCATTTCCACCAGCTTGTTTAACCTTTGGGCCTCCTCTGGCAGCATAGGGGTTGGTTGCAACCTCAACTCTAACTTGGCTTGTTAGAATCATCATATGCCCCATTTTTGATATAGGGAGCACCATCTTCTTGAGGAATACTGATGTGATCAACGCTCCTCCCGCAACCTGTTCGGATTCGGCAAACGGTTTGTCTATATCACCTATCCTGCAGAGGGCATCAACGCTATCTATAACAAACATATATTTCTTGTTTTCTTCGTTTCGAAATACAAGTTCCCTAATCAGCTCAAAAACTTTTTCGAATATATTGCAGTCGAAAACAAAGAACCTTCCTTCTGATGTATCTATCCCAGATCTATTTAGGATTTCGGGACTAAGTCTTCCTTCGCTTTTTATATAAACAACCATTCCGTCGTCCTTGAATTTATCTTGAAAGTTTTTAGCGAAAGCTAGGGAGCAACTGGTTTTTCCTCCTTCATTCACTCCTGTGAATCTATGTGCTCCTGCACATAGCCCACCCCCAAGAGCCATGTCGAGGTTTAGGCTTCCAGAGGATATTTTATATTCCTCTGCGTCATAGTGATTGTAGTGATACTTTTTATTATCCTTGTCCGAAAGGAAGTTCTCTATTTGTTTCTGAGATGTTAATTTTTCTGATTTACTCATTTAGGAAATCTTTTATTGTCTTTGGTTTGTTTTTATATACTCTATTTTCGCCTATAGTTTTTCCAATATTAAATTTCTTTGGCTCTGGTACTTTATAATTGAATTCTCTGTATTTTTTTGTAAGTATATCTAGGCCATCCCCCTTCTTGAAGAAGAGTAGGGAATTGAAGTTTTGAGAAAAGTTTACTTTTTGCCAAAAATCTAGGTTGTCAAATTTTTCAACTAAATCATTGAGGGCCTTCATTTCTCTTGCCCAAAAATTTCTAGACCTTCTCCCGTCGACTTTTAGTAGTCGCTTTAGGGTTTCCCTTTTATTGAATTTTTTCACATAACGATAATACCATTATGCGGCTATAATGTCAAGGCTTAAATGAGTATTTTGGCCTTCTTTTTGAGTATTCTCTATTATCCATTCTCTGGTCGAGAAACTTCCTTACATTACTTTCGTAGGCTGCATTTAATATTGGGGATGTTCTTTCTGGAGCCATTTCATCAAGGTATTCTGATACAGCTTGCATATTTAATACATCTGCTTTTGAGAATTCTATAATTCTTGAAAATTGATGAGTTCCTCCTTTTGTGGATTTTACGCTAACCCTCCATTCTCCATTTGGCAGATGTTCTAGTATTGGCTCTTGTGCGTCTTTTAAGTTTTGGTTTTCTTTTAGTAGATTGAAGTTCTGCTCCTCTAGGTTTTCGATTTGAAGTCTAAGCTTATTCATGTCCTTCTTGCCAACATTAAACTCTTCTCTTAGGTTTGATATTGTTTCTCTCGTCTTTTGTTGATCTCCTAGAACTTCTTTTATTTCTATGAGGTCTGACTTCAGTGTTGAAGCTTTGTCTAGTATGTTGGACTTCTCTGAGTTAAGTTTTAAAACTTCTTTTTTAATTTTTTGCTTTTCTGAGTTAAGTTCTTTAATTTCTTCTTCTAGCGGCGAAGTGTCTTCTGCTTCTAGCTTTGCTTTCTCTGCCTCGATTCTAGATTCTCTTGCGGACTGTTTATAATCGCTTATTTGGGTTTGATATTTTTCTATTTGTTTTTCTTTTAAATCAACAAGGGTTTCTTGTTCTTCTATATCTTTTTTTCTTTCGATTAAATCTTTTTCCTTATTATCGAGAGATTTCTTTTCTTCTTGCAACTCAGCCTGCTTCTCGAATATTTTTTCTGTATTAATTTCAAGCTTTGGAAATTTCCTCATTAAGCTTATATGTGCTGCGAGCACAAGTAGAACGGCAAGGGGGTCAAAGACAAAGATTAATATTATGATCACTGCTCTAACCGCCATGCCTATATCCATTTTTGATCCAGTAAAGTCAGAAACCATGTCTGCCACATATTTAATCGGGCCGACTTCTGCCTCAAGCTGAAGCGCTCCGTCTTGCTGTGAAAACTTATCTTTTTCCAATACATCTATCTTATCAAGGGCTCCAGCAATAAGTTTGTTGTATTTCTCTATATCCTCTGCCACACTATCTTCTGCTCCAAATTCAGAGTCTTGATATTTTTCTATTTTATCTCTAAGTGTTGCAACTTGCTCCTCTGTGTTATCTCTAGCCTTTTGGATTCTTTCGTTAATTGTTAGCATTTGGGAGGAAATTGATGCCCGCTCAGGCTTTTGTCTTTCCCTGAGAGTTTCTAGATCTTTTTTCTTGCTAGAAAATAAACCACCAGATTTTGCCTCTAGGTCGGAAGCTTCCTTGTCTAGCTTGTCGAGGCCTGACTGGAGCCTTGTTAGTTCGCTTTGGTCATAGCCAATGCTTTTTCCTAGAGCTTCATAAAGGTCTTTAATTTTAGTCTTCTCTCTTTCGATATTAACTTGACTTAAGTCTTCCGTGGATGAAGCCCTACCCTCAACTTTTTCGATGAGATCTTTTTGTCTGCCAATAAACTCTCTTTCTCGATCAATCTTTGTGTCGAGTTGTGCGATATAGGCTTGCGTCTTGTCTGCGGTATGCTGGTGTTCTATATGAGCCTTTGAGAGAAATCCAAAAATACCCATACTGGTGATACCCATTAATATTAATATTGCACCCATGAGGTAAACCTTTATGAGTCTTGGGGCCAGCTTCCAGTTTCTGTGCAACCACAGGGCTGCGATTATTTTCCCTATCTCAAGGACCGTTCCCATTATAACAACAGAGGTTGTTGACCCTGGAAAGATTGTGGCTAGGCCAATTATACTGAAGTAAGCTGCTATGCAGGATATACTTAAGGCTGAAACAAGAGTTGTGAGTGCAAATATCATAATATACGTCTGTTTGGGGTTTTAGGTATATGGCATTCCGCCAGTTGGCCAGTTTGAGTTAGGTGGATGTTTGATGGTGTCCACTGCAGAGTATTCTCTATTTGAATTGGCGTAATAACCAGAGTTGTCATTAGGATAATATCCCACCTGGCCCTTGGTTAATGCGGGCACTGGATGGTTTTGAGATGAATATAGGTGGGTTTGTACATCTTTTTCCCTGTTATCATTGGGGTATCTAAAGCGTGGATCGGAGGTTGTCATGATACTATTATATACACTTTAGTTGTCTTCTCTTGAGATTTCTGACATTTTGATTGTTATTTCTTGGCCGTTATCAAGCATTATAATCGCAAATTTAGCTCCATCGTCAGGCCCGCCAATCTCCTCAAACTCTTTGGTTATTGTGCCCTCCACGGATCCATGCTCTGTCTGTACCAAGCATCTACTCTTTTTATCCTCTGTCATCGATATTAAATACACCTTTTATTAACTTCAGTCTGTTTTCTTTATTTGAGTAATACCATACCCATGCTAACGAGCTCCGCATTTCATCTGTTGCCTCTTCTTTCTTTCTAACCTGCTCTTCCAGTATCTCTATTTGTTCGAATTTTAATTCATTTAGATTGATTTTTAGCTCCAAAGCTACCTCTGCTAGGGTCCCTAAGTCGCTTGAGCTCTTGGCTTTAGCCGCCTTGTTGAATAGTTCAACTTTCTCTTCTTTGTTTTCTTCATTTGAGTGAATTAGTTTATCTGGATGCGTCGAGAGCGCTATTTTTTTGTATAAATTCTTGACTTCTGGGTCGGTAAAAACTTCTTTATTGTTGATTTTATCTTTTTCTTTATCTTTTTCCTTGTCAAACGGAGATTTTAATTTATTTTGATTACAATATACCCCTATCGCTTGAGAGAAATCAATGCAGGCTCTTTCAAATATAACTTCTGTTTCCTCGTGTTCCTGCTTGACTCTACTTAATTTGGCTCGAACCTTTCTTAGGAATTTTTTTTTGAAGTCGTTCATTTAGTATATGTTATGCAAAGTCTATTCAAAAGTCAAAAAGTTACTTTTAGACTTTAGGGGGACTTCTGTGTAATATTTGTTATGTCCAAAAGAAAATATAATAAACAGTCTCCCTATTGGGATCAATT